CCCTGTTACTATCACTACTTGGCAATCTGTATATAAGTTAGAAAGATCTTTCTTTGAAGAATATAATGTAGTTATTGGAGATGAAGCTCACCTGTTTAAGAGTAAGTCCTTAATATCTATAATGACAAAATTACATCATGCTAAGTATAGATTTGGATTTACTGGAACATTAGATGGCACACAAACACATAAATGGGTATTGGAAGGATTATTTGGTCCAGCGTATAAAGTAACTCGAACAGATGAATTAATGAAACAAGGACACTTATCTAAGTTGGATATTCAGTGTCTTGTTCTTAAACATCCTCCACAAAAATTTGAAACCTATAATGATGAAATAGAATATTTAATTACTCATGAGCAAAGAAATTCTTTCATTAAAAATTTAACATTAGATCTTAAGGGTAATACTTTAATACTTTATAGTAGGGTAGAAGCACATGGTAAAGTACTTTATGATTTAATAAATAATAACAAGCAAAGTGATCGGAAATTATTCTTTGTTCACGGTGGTGTTGATGCGGAAGAACGAGAACAAGTAAGAGAAATTACCGAAACTGAAAACAACGCTATTATCGTTGCCTCCTATGG